TTGGAGTCAGCGACAGCGAGTCTCCGGCGCAAAAAGTCGTAAACGGGTTACTTCCGAACCAACCAAAATCTGGACCGCCGGGGTTTTCAAGCTCAACGGATACGGCAAAGATGCCAGCCAATGTATCGAGGCTTAGCAGCACGGCTATAACTAGCGGCGTTGGAGTTCCGCTTAAACACACGTTTACAAAAATAAAGTCGATTATTCGACATTGAAAAGCATCCAATACCTCATAGGAAGCCTCTGATATAATGAATGAGTTATTGAGGATTTCGTTGCAGTCAGAGCAGGAGTGGTCAGCAATTCCGCCAAACGTTATTTCAATATCACGCCCCGCAGTTCCGGCCATCGTGTCAACGTCCAAGCATCTCGCAAGTTTCGTGCAGTCGTCAACAACACAACAGCATGTTGAATCTTCAGACAGCGCATCCCCATCGGCGTGCAACAGCAAGGCGTCTCCATCAGGATGTAATAGCAAGTCCGCCATTACGAGCACGTCTTCAGATTGATGTCGCCGGTCAGATTGCCTGTTGAACCAGCCTTGCCGTAGAACGTGTATTCCTGATACGGAATAGTCACGCGAAGCACGTCGGGAGAACCAGAAACAATAGTCAAGGTTGGGTTGCCGTTAAGCACCTTAACGGTAACCTTGTTTGCCTCCTCCGCCTTCCATGATCCGTTGTCGCTCCAGATAATCTGATCTAATGCGGTGTCGTAATTGACAACTGTTTTCCACTTCGCGTGTGTCGCCAGAGTGGCGGACGGGAGATGCATCCACAGTTGCAGTTCGTCGGTGTCAAAATCGCCACCCTGAATACCAGCCGATGACGTAATTGCGTCATGCGTCACTGTAACCGGGTCGGTTCCAGTAAGCGTGATGCAATATCCTTCAGCAAGTGACGCCGTTCCACCACCGCCACCACCGTCGTTGAAATCCAGAATCTCAACTTCGTACGTAACTGGATTCTGCCCCCACAGCAACGCCAAACCTTTTTCAGTTCCAGCCGCACCGTTATAGGCGTCGCGAATATCATAGACCGTGATTTCTTCGCCAGTATCGGTCCAGCTTTCGTCATAAACGTGCGCTGTCGCGAGTTGTCCGCTAAAGACACTCGTTAGCTGAAACCTCACCCAGCCCGCATGAACCTCGCCGTTTTGCGTGTAGTAATTAACAAGTTGCTGATTGACTAGCGAGCCAAGTGTCCGCCAGTTCTGCCTATTAGCCGCATCATCGCACGGATTGACGTTAATTTGGAAATTTCCCAGGTTCATCGGTACAGACCCTCATCCTTGACGGCGAGCGTAATCTGTTCGATGCACGGGAATGCGGTGCCACTTCCTAGCGTGTACTTCAGCACGGCCGCATGGCCACCCACGCGCGGGAAGCAGTTCAAGTTGTTCGCCATATCGCCAGCCGCGATCGAGTATTTGCGGCTAGCTGTATCGTTTACCGCGGCGTTGTAGGCAGCCTCACCGCTTTCGGCACAGTACAATGAGAGCGTGCCCGTGGTGTCGGTATGGTTGCTGCCGAACACCACCGACATCCGCTGGATGATGCCTTTGTGGAACGGCGTGGGACTGAGCTTGATCGGGCCAATGTACAGGTATCCGCTGGCAATCGAGCTGGCGTCCGTTCTGTCGAACCGCCGCACATTATTGCCGCCCAGCAGTACGCCCGACACGTCCGAACCATCGAGCGGATCGAACCGCATAATGCTCTGCGGCTGTTCGTTCGTGGTGAGTTCTATCGGCCAGAAACCGCCCGTTTCCCAGTCCATCCACCACGCCTGCCGCGCCGTGCTCGCGCCGGCCTTTTCGGTGACGTAGATATGCACGCCATCGAACCGCGAGTCGTAGGCCAGGAACGCATCGTAAGTATCCCGGTCGATGCCCATGAGGGCGTCGGGAAGTCTTTGCTTGCTGAGCTGCTGGGGGGCCGTCCCGCAGCCCGCCGCCATCACGTAGAGCCCATTGCGGGTGAGAATCACGGTTTGGTCGTCGCCCGTTTTGCACCACGACGCCGCACCGAGTGGTCCTACGACATGGGAGAGCGTTTCCAGCCGGCCACCCAACAGCGGATCGCCGCGCATAACGTGCATTGAGTCGGTAGCGCCGAACAACAGGCACTCGCGATTGTGCGCGAGCATGGCGGTAATCTTCTCGCCGATATTGCCGCCATCCAGATTCGTGCCGTTGATGGCTTGCTGTACGTCGGTAGCGCCGAGGTCAAATTCGTAATCAAGCGGCGTGGCGACGCGCGAAGCCCACCAGCCGTGCGGCGTGGAGGAATTACCCGACCAGAACAGCCGATCAAATGCCACACATACCAGTGTGCAATTGTCGATCGTGCTGGCCGTACCGGGGCTGATGGCAATATCCGCTAGCGTATCTCCAACACAATCGTAGACCTTGGGCCGGCCAGCGGCCTTGCCGGCGATGTAGAGCTTTTGCAGGTACGGGGCCATCGAGATCAGGCGCGTCGAATCGGCCGCCGCGCCTTCGCTGCCCCACGCCCCGGAGGCGTACCGATAGAGCGTGCCACCACTAATGGCAAACAGCCCGCGGTCGAGCGTTTGCTGCGTGGCGACGTTGACCTGCGCGAGCCCGCGCACCGTCGATGATAGGCCAGTGCCGTACGACACCAGCCGCGGGCGGAGCGCACACCGCTGCCGGCCAGTCTTGTTATCCCGACCCCAAAAGTTCAGTGCATTGACGGCGGTATAGGGCGGCTGTGACTGAAAATCATAGCCGCGCACCACACCGCCGACAGGCGGACGAACGACGATTTCGCGTACCTTGGCCATTCATCAGGAGATCCGGTAAGTGATCCACGTCGAGGCTGCGGTGCGCCGCGTGAAGAAGCGGGCGGAAGTGGAGATCGCCACCGTGGCATTGCCGACGTACGTATGGCCAGTGCTAGCCGTCATCGTGACCGCACCGGACGCCGACCCTAAGTTGATAAGCGACCACTCGAACCCTGCATTCGTGCCAACCACGCTCGTTTGCACACCGGCGTCCATGTTCGCACCGGTTTCCAGAGTGCCGGCGACAGCGGAGCTTTGCGTGGACGTAATCAGACCGCCAAGCATTTCCGCTACCGCATACGTCTGGGATGTACCGGTTTCGGCCGTCGGCGCAGCCTGCTTCTTGAACACGCCGCCCGCGCCCGGCGCGGCGTTCAAGAAAATCAATCCGCTCTTGCCAGCGGTCCCCGCTCCGTCTTGCGTTCCGCCAATTTGTGTGACTAGGGAGATGCTGCCAGAATCGCCACCGTTTTGATCGCCCCCTAGAGCCGATCCACCGAAGCCAGCAGTTAGCGTATAGTTTCCAGCGGCCGAGCCAGCGGCACCGTCGCCACCGTCCTGGGTTTCGATGTAGACGTTTCTTCCGGCCGTGCTTGTGCTGGCAACGTGATTGGTGATGGCCACGCTGCTAATCGACAGGCCCGTGCTGGTGTTGCGGGATACCCAGGCTCGCGTGCTATTGTATTGCACGACCTGAAATTCCTCCCATTGCCCTTCGGTGGCAAATACCACCCCGTTCACCACGCACGTTCCAGAATTCGTGATTTCATCGGCGACCACAATAATCCGTGTACCGACGCCCAGCCCGTTGGTGCCCACGGTCGGATCGGGAAGCGAGCGGGTTTCACCGACTGCGGCAATCGTCAGTCCACAGACGCCGAAGCTCTTTTGAATCGAGATGGTTTTGGTTGTGCCAGGATCAGGGATCTTGGCATTGTTCTGATTGCAGAACATCAAGTGCGCGTAGCCGAATTGATGGGGGTCCATGTTTACTCCTATGTCTGGTAATCGGCTAACGTGTAGCCATCCCGAATTACGTAATCGTTGTTAGTGATTGCCACCGTAGGTGGCGGACAAGTAGCGTTGACTGGCAGCCGGCCATACGAATCCGCTTCGCTAATCTGGCGATCCAGTTCAATGCTCGCCATGAGTAGTTCGCGGGCCTTCTCTGTGTGCGGGCCAGCGCCGTCGTTGTAGCTGTATTCCACCTCCGCCAAGCACGCTTCGAGAATCATTTCCGAATGCTGCGCGCCGCCAGGTGGATACTGGTCGGTGCCATCCAGGTCGTTCATCTGGACGTTGTAGCGAAACTTGAAATTCCACACTTGCTGGGCCGAGGGCCAAATCGCCATCCGCCATTTGTCGACTGCTGATTGGGCAATGGCGGATTTCATCAAGGCGAAAAACCGGGGCTCACTGGCCAGCGTGTCCCGGTTGGAATCCTGATACCAATTCCGCAGCTCAATATCTCCACGGCGTACAAGGGGAATTCTCGTATCGGATTCATCAGGCGAGAAATACATCGGCCCGGCCAGCGAAGCAAAGTCGCTCGGCAAGTCAATCAGGTATTGCAGCAGTTGGTACTCTGTACCGGCAGAGGCATCGTTATTGGTCGCAGTGTTGACCAGCGTAAGTGACGTGCCGCTCGCGCGCGATGCCACTTCGTAATACTTGCCGCCATACACCATCCAGGCATTGGTGGCCCACGTGGGGAACGTCGTGCCGCTGCCAGTCACCACGCCATCAACAACGGTAATCGTGCCCGTCTCGTATGGCGCATTCGTCGTGAGCGTCGCCCACGGCCGCAAGAACGACCATTGATGCGTCGGCTGCCCCGGCCCGAGCGACGCATGGTAATACACCTTGCGCAGCGCCGAGCGGATCATCAGGCCCACGTCGCTCGACATATCGGAAGTCCAGTTCGACGTGCTCCGATTGATCGGCATCATCAGCGCCATCCGCGAGCGGATTTCACTGTACGTGAGTTGGAGCGAGGTGACGGCCATGCTAAATCTGGACTGCCAGCGGGATTGTGGACGGAGGACTCAAATCCTGCGCTTCAATGTCTTTCGTGGGGACCGGGAACGCCTTCTTCATTTCGCTGGAAAAGACCGTGGCGAGCTTCTTGTCTCGGGCGAGCAGCTTCACGAACCGGCCCGCGCGAATCTGCCCATCCTTCGGACTGCGGTACATGATCGGACGACCCTTCTCCCACTTGCTGATCGGCGTTTTGGGTGTGCTTTTGAACACACTTTCCCACTTCGGAATGCGTGGCCCGCGGTATTCTCCGCCGGCGGCTTCCGGGTTGAGTTCTGCGTTCTGAGCCTCGATCATCGCGCGTTCGCTGAGCGTGAGTTCATCTACCGGCGTGGGCTCAGGAATATCGGACGGAATCTCCGGTTCGAGGACCAATTGCTTCTCGGTCGGCTGCACAGCGGATACGGCATCCGAGAGTTCGGCAATCAGCGCCAGCATCTCTTTGGGCATATCGTAACTGTGGCCGCTGAGCAGCAGCCGCCGCCGCACCCGCGCGTACAATGACGCGCACGCTGGGGTAATCGGTCCCTCCAGCATCGAGTGCAGGATTTCGCGTTCACCTTCCTTCATTTCAATTCGCATGGTTGCCCTTCGCAGGTTCTTGGTTGCTGGTTGCAACCCGGCGGGGCCGGCAGGTGGTGCGAAGATGGTACCTGCCGACCCACTCCGGGGCAACCAATTGTTGTTACACCGTGACGACGCTCGTTTGTTCGTCGTACACGGCAAAGTCGATCCAGTCGAAGTCGGTCGTCGGCGTGCCGGTGCCACCGTTCGCCACGTTCGCGAGCGTGATGTTCATGATCGCGTCGGGGATGGCGTAGGTGGTTGTGGCGGCAACGATCGTGGGCGCGACGCCGTTCACCGTCCACTCGACGCTCGAGAGGCCGTTGATACGGAAGCCCCACTTCGTCCAGTTGCCACTCGTCACATCGTACGTGGTGTCGACCTCGTACTCCGTCGCGCTGGCATCCTTGTAGTTGAACTTTATGTTCGCATCGTTTTCAGCAATGAAGCCGATGCGGTCGGTGCCGTCTGGATCGCCAGCCGTTCCGAGGCCCGTGGTTTGGGTAGCGAGCCCGAACCAGCGGGAGTTCAACGTGGAGGTCTGCGGAGTGTCTTTCAGCAGAGCTTCCACAACGATGATCCGACCGGCGGCCGGCGTGATGAACTGGCTGGCAGCGCCGCCAGGTTGCGCCGAGCGCACGCCCTGCGCGTCCGTGGCAGCGCCAGCCGACACGCGAACCACGCCGCCATGGCCACTGATAGCGGCTAGCGTGCCACTGGTGGCATTGGTTACGGTCCACAGGTCGTTGTCGAAACCGCAGAAGTCCCAGTGAGCGGCAAAGCCCAGTCGGGGATTCGAGAGCAGTTCGTTAAACGGAATGCCGCGCCACAGTGCCGGCGTGCGTTCGCGGCCGGTGCGGTCAGGCACAAAAGAGTGCATGGTCATGGATTCAATTCCTTATTTGGATGGATTGGATTACTGGGCGAACGTGGTGGTGTGGCCGACGAACAACTGCCGACGCGACATGACGCGGTAGTTGCGGATGGCCCACATATAAACCTTGCGGGCTGTCGGTTGATTGTTCGGCACTTCCGGGTCAAGCATCTTCCAATCCCAGCCGTTCTTGAAGAACATCTTGAACACGGACCAATCCATGCCGTAGATCGGGTGCTGAGTGTCACGCACGGGCGAGCCCGCATTGGTGAGTGCGGGCACCCACGTCATCGGCACGCCCTTGAACGTGACAGTGTTGCGGAACCGGCCAATGTCCGTCCCGAGGTTGTCGTTCGAGGACGTTTGCAGGTTCTGCATTGCCTCCCACACCGGATACGTGGTGTAGAGCACAAACTGCGGCTTCGAGTCTTCGAGCTGGGCATACGAACGCGGCGGCTCGTAGTAGCTCTTTTCCATCGCTTCCGCGAGCTTCGGGCAGAGGTCGGTTTGGCTCACGTCGGCATAGCCGAAGTTGCCGTTCTTCCACTGCGTTACGGTCGACGCATCCAGGCCCGCCGTGGTGGTGAAACCACTGGGGTTGCCGCCGCCCAGGCTGTAAGCCGCCGTGCCGCTCGACGCCTTCTGAATCCAGAAGGGGATGCCGTACGGCTTGCGGGGCTTTTCGCTGGAACTGGCGGGACTCGACCACAGGGCGTTCTCTTCGCCCGTCGTCAAGTCGCCATACATCGCGTTGATGTTGACCGCGAGGATGTTGACGATTTCTTCCGGGCCCGTGTTGTGATCCACTTCATCCAGGAACCACGAGCGCGAGACGGTGGAAGCCGTCCACGGCACTTCGCAGTCGTCGAGCTGCTCGGCCGGCGACGCATTCACGACAGCGCCCACGCCAACATGCTGGTAGCTGTTGGTCATCGACGTTTGCACGCGCCACGAGAGTTTCGTACCGCCGGACAGGCCGTACTTCGCTCCCTGGAACACGCGGGAAGTAACCGTGTAACGCTGATTGGTGTGCGACAAGTCCTGCCACTTGCGGCGTTCAAACACCGGCTGGGTGGATTGGATTACGTCGCTGATTTCATCGACATAGTAGGGCATGGTTTAACCTCATTCGCCAGTGCGAACGCGGCGCATCGACTTGCTCACGGCGGCAATCAGGTTCGGGTCTTCCGAGAGAGGACCGTCGAAGTTCTTGCCGGGCGGTGGCGCGGGCGCTCGGGACTGCCGGGCGGGCGGCCCCACGGCGCGGCGCTGCTGTCGCTGCTGCACTTGTTCGCGCTTGGCTAGAATTTTTTTGTTGGCGAGTTCTTCATGGAAACCCGCATTCACCGCCGCCGCCGCAATGCTGCGGATCGTGCGGAGCGGAGAGTTCGGGTTTTGCACCGCACCCCGCACAATCACGTCAGCCAGGCTAATCGCGTGGTTGAGCTTGTTGCGTTGCTCGACCGTTTGCTTTTTGCCGTCGCCGAACAGATCGGGCGCGATGCGATAAAACTCGTTGTGTAGTTCCTGTACAACTTGCTGCTGTACCCGAATGGCCTCAGCCTCTTCGCTGCGGCGATGCTGTTCCTTCAGTTCTCGCAATTCCGCCTTGAGCGCCCGTTCGCGCTCGATGCGTTTCTGCAAAACCTTTTTGATCGGCTCGTCGTCATCGAGGTCAGCCAGGTCCGTTTCAGCGTCGTCGTCTTCCGGCGTCTGGACCGCCTTGCGAGCGGCAGGAAGGGAGTCGCGTTGCTGGGCGTACTGCGGTTCTTGCTGAGCGCCGAATGCGTACTGTAGGCCGGTGAGTTTTTGGAAAATCCTCCGGGCTTCACCCACGCTTTCGGCGTCCGCAAATAGCGAATGATCTACGCCAAGCTCATCCGCTAGAGCCGTCAACTGACCTTCCAGATCAGCGGGCTCCTGTTCATCGACAACTTCCGTGTCGTCGGCAGGTTGTTCGGGTTCGTCTTCCGCCTCTGACTTCGGTTCATCGTCGTCCGCAGAGGCCATGAGTTTTTGCGGCGGCAGCGTGTCGTCTTCTTCTTCGGGCTGCGGTTGCGGTTGTTTCTTAGGCCGACCGGGCTTGCGCTTAACGAGGTCGGTGTCCTTGAGCGCTTCGAGCACGCTCGCGGTCATACTCTGCGCGGTGGTGTCCGGCTCGGCTGGCAGTGCGAGCGCGCCAGTGGAAGTTCCAGTTGGGTCGAGTGTGGTGTGTTCCGTTGCCATAACTGCTAGTCCTTCGCGTTTCCAGCGTATTGGTGATACCCAGCATCGCGGTCGTAGAGGCCGCGAAGTTTCAGAACGGCGTTGCGAGAGGCATTGCCTTCAATCAGCAAGTCACCGTTTGTGTCGTGGTAGGCTCCGGTGATCCCGTGAGCGCGGTACATTTCGTTGAATTCCGCTACTTGCCGCGGATGCACGCCGGCCGCCGTCGAACGCAGCGGAACGTGATACGCGGTCGAATGCGTTTTGCGTGGATCGCGCTGGACGTTTTCGGCGGCATCCAGTGGCACCCACTGATATTCACCAGTGGATTCGTCCTTGACTAATCGCTCGCGCTTCATTGCATCGCACCCCCGGACATGATTGGTTGTTGTGGTTGCTGTTGCGTGAGCATCGTCAAACGGCCAGCGCTGGTGGGGCCTTGGCTGATGTTGGTCCGCGTGTATTGGCCAGTTCCCGGCGGGCGCACGCCGGGCATTTGGCCGGGCTCAGTCATCGGCGGCGGCGCGCTGCGGAACCACTGCGTTAATCGCGGTTCGCCCGCGAGTTCAGCCACATCTTTGAGAAACGCATCGAACTGAAATTCCAGGCCTTGCTGCTGCGCCATCGGCATTAGCGGCGCGAGCTGACCCATGATCGAGAACGCTTGCCCCAATCGTTGCTGCGGACTCTTGTACTCCATCGAGTACGGTTCCACCTCAATCCCATAATCCGCAAACGTGCCGTGCCGCGGCAGAATATCCGGCGGAGCCCAATCGGCATTGACCGTGTAGTCCGTGCCCGGAATCTGTCGTTCGCCGGGAATGACCTGCATCGGATCGTCAAACAGCAGCCAGCCAATGTCCTGGCCACACTCGCTGACAAACCGATTGACTTTCTTCCGCGACTCGGCGAGCTGCGCACCCACTCGCTGGTCGATCATCTCTTCTTGACCAACGGTCGCCGCACTCGGACCCGTGCCCAGCATGCTTTCAAGGTTGCCGCCAGCACGGTTGAATAATTCGTGAATGCCGAGTGCGAAATTAACCAAGCCCTGATCCGGCCCCGGAAACTGTTGAACTTCCATCGCCTTCGTGCGATTGACTTTCACTAGCTCCATATCGCGGGCGTCTTTCAGCCGCGCGACATCTTCCCCAGCGCCAGCCTCGTATGAAATCACCGTCTTCGCCCGCATTGCCCGGTCGGCAATACGGCGCATCAGGAAGTTGTAGAGGTAGAAGAGCGCATACAGACTCTGCGCCGGACTTGTGGGCATGATGTTGTCCGGCACGTCGATAAGTGACAGGAAGCGATACGGGCCTGTTTCGGGTCCGTCCCACGGCAGCACGGCGAGCGGCCGAGTGGACATAATCTCAAATTTGCCGTACACCGGCCAAGTGCAGACAAGTCGCTCTTTAGGCAGATAAACGTCAATGAGGTCAACGACATCCTCAATCTCCGCGTCGGTGTGGTCGCCATTGCTGGCAATGCTCGATGCCCGCTCCCAGCGTCCCTCGCGCTGATCCCACTTCGATGGCTCCAAATCCTTCCGCACTTCCGCGTCGAAATACGGACAGGCGAGCGCCGTTTCGTAGTCCATCGTGTACCGATTGGCGATGAACTGGCACTTCCGCAAATCATCCTTTGACACGTCGTAACAGAAGTCATCGAGCGAGACGCGCCCCAGGTACGGCATGCCGGGGTCCATCCAAATGTCGTTCTCGTGATAGACTTCGGGCGAATCCGCCAGATACACCTTGCCGATTCCCACCTGGAAGATGGCGTCGCCAATAATGTCTCGCAGCGTGTCTCCGAAGTGGATTTTCTTGACGTAGGTGTTGAGCGCCGTTTGGAAGCGAGCGCCGAACGATTCTTGTTCGCCACGCTTGGCCGTGACGAGGAACCGCGGGTCGTTGTAAGCCAGCGCCGTCTTCTGCGCCTTCACCAAATCCTGAATCAGATTAACGAACGTCGTGGGCTTTTCCGGCCCCAAAATGCTCTGCCCGTAGCGACTGCCGGCGTACTCTTCGATCAGTTCCCGGCGCGTACGACGAAACGGAGCCAATTCCTCATAGCAATGGTTGAGGGCGGCTGACAGGCGCTCGCGGTCGCTGGCGTCGGCTGGGTTCATTACCAACCGATTGTGCAAATTTATTTTTTGCCGCTAGCCGTCGCCAAAAAAATGTCATCCGCCGCCTTGAGGGCCGCTAAACACCCCAGCGCCGCAGTGGGCGCACGTTTAGATAGACGCCTTTCCAGGTCTTCCAGCCACGATTCTTCGGAATCCACCACGACGGGCTTTTCCGACTCAATTGGCCGGTCCTTGGCTGCCATCCACGCTAGCGCCAAGGCAATCGCACAGTCGCCGTGGGACGTACCCTGGGCCGAAGCGTCGTTAGAGACAGCCGACCCGACATGAATACACTTGCCGGAACGCAGGCTAGACTTGCCCATTTCGTACTGGCCGCACTCCTGAACGACCAATTCCGAGCGGATTACCACCTCATCCTGTTGAATTCCACGTTGCAGCTCGCAGAGCGACGTATAGCCGCCGTCCGCGTTGTAATGGCCTAGTTTTTCGCTGCGGTCCTTGTAAATCGTGGTCACAGCCTCCGTGGTATAGCAATTAGCCCACCCCAGACGGCGGATTTCGTTGCGGAACGCCTCACCGGGAGGCCCGTTATTCTCAAAATTCAGGTACGCCCACGACAGATCCCGCTCAACACACAGCCAATTACACAAGGTAAACGCCAATTGCGCGAAGTCGGTGGGGTTGATTGTGTGGGAACGGTATTCAAGCACCTGTTCACCACTGGAAATATCCAAGACTTCGATGGCTGAATAGCTCGAAAGATGCGAACCAGAGCCCACAGCCACGTCGCAGCCAACTGCATATGGCCCGCCCCAGCCGAGTTTGCCGACCCCGCCATCCGGCAGCCGTGCTTCCTGATCGAGATCGCGCCACAGCAGCATTTTTCCGTTGTCGTCCGGCACCCACAGCGGCTTGAATTCACCCGGCGTGAAGTCGAGGTTGCCGCGGAAGTAGGGTTGCTTGCAAGATTCCCGCGCCTTTTGCAACACCGATGCCGCAAAAATCTTCGACGTAGCGCCTTGCGGGTCGCGGTCGAGTTCGCGGGCAATAGACTGCGGCGTAGCGCCCGTTTCCTTGCACTTCGCGTCGTAATACGGCGAGCGCAACTTGCCGTCGAGAATGAACGGGTAGTCATTCGGAAACACATACTTCTGGTCGAGTACCTTGAGATGCCCACCGACCGACGTGTAGAGCCCCCGCTTCTTTTCCGGGTTGTCTTTCCAGTCCGCGACAATCTTGAGCACAGTCGACTGCTCGCGCCGCATCATATGAAAGAACTTGTCGCTGTCGCCGCTGAACGTGCTGGGGAAATACCGGCAGTTCGTGGTGAATTGAGTCGCGTCCAGCGCCTTCTGCTGCTGATTCGCCGGCCACTCCGAAAACTCATCCATGATCCACGCGCGTTTACGACCACCACGCCCGAGGTTCATCGTGCACGCATAGCCGCGGATATCGTTCTTCCTAATCCGGTTGTAGAACCGATGATCGTTGTACGTACGCGACAGGATGGGGATTCCCTTGTCGTCAATGCGCATCCACTCAGGAAGATTGGCGTACATGAAGTCGAGTTTCCACATCATCGAGTCGGAGTCGTCGGCCAAGTCGACCTTCTCCTCAGTCAATGACGCGACACCCGTTCTACAGCCGTCGTCGTACAGCCAATGCTTGAATGCGATAATGAGGCAATTCCACGACCACGAGAGGTCGCGGGACTTCTCGATGCCGCAGCTGCGAACCCCGAAACACTCCTCCGCCCAGACAATTCCGTCGTCCTGATCCGGCCAGGTGTTGAGCGGGATGGTAGTGCGATAAGTTAGCCGCGGCTCGTACACCCACAGCAGCGTATTGCAGAAAAACAGAATATCTTCTTCGCACGCCTGAATGACGGCATGGCGGAACGCCTTGTCCTCAGCGCCGCGAACGCGCACATACCGACGCCACTGGAGTTGCTTCAGCCGATCCTTCGGTACGTACTTGTACCACGGCAGGTCGAGAACTTGCTGCGATGGCGCGCCGTTATGCTGACGCACTTCCCCGAGCGGGAAGTTATTGGCGGCGTGGGCGGATTCCAGAATGCGTTTGGTTTTAGACACGCATCCTGATTATGCAGAATTATCGGAAACCGCTAGGTGTTGGCAGCCTCCACCGCCTCACGAATCATCTCATCCAACTCAGCACACGCCAACTTCTCCACCTTCGAGGGCTTGTACTCGCTGTCCTCCACCGCCGCCTGTTGCTTGGATAGCTGCTGCGCGATCGGCCGATACATCTTATCGTAAAACCACGGCCGGTTCTTCTTCGCCTCACCCAACAGCGACCACGCCCCACGGCTCGGGCAGTCCCCGGCATCCACTTCCTTCTTGTCCAGGTTGTTGTAAACCCAAATCACTTCCGCCGCATGGTCGTCCGTTTCACCAATCGAATCGAACCTCAGTTCCTGATCGGCCGTCAACTTGGGCAGTCGCTTGAGCCCACCCTTGTTGATGAGATTCCCGTCATGCGTGTTGAGGTAGTTCACCAGCGACGCCAGGGGCTCCGCATCCGCCGGCGGGGGCCACTTCTCATACACCGAATCCCAGGCCCTCTTGTGGCATTCGGCCCGCACTTCAACCGGCAAACCACCAGCACCATGCTTCAGCCGCGCGCGATGTACCAGGCGGTTGAACACCTTCCGGCGCAACAAATCCGCTTCCTTCCACACCGCCGGCCCCACAGCCTCCAACCGCGCTCGCGTGGCGTCAGGGTACTCGGGCAACTGGAAATCGTATTTGGGTTCAGCCATCAGTGCATCACGGTGGCAAAACAAGACCGTTTGACCGGCCATTCGCAGCGCTAATCTCAAGATGAACGCTGTCCCATTCAGCAGGGAAATTCATCTTCAAAATCCGTAGCAACTTCGGCACATCCAATGGCTCAGGGTGCGCTTGCACCAACAACACCTTCTGCCCAGTGTGCTGGTGAGTGGCAATGTTAATGTCAATCATCACTCACCCCACCATCCGAAAAATCACATTCCCATCCCGCACCACGTAAAGCTCCTTCTCACCCTGCCTCACACGCTTCGCCACGTTCGACAGAAACTCCACCCGGTCACCCACCGACGACTGACAACGCGGCCTCTCTCCCGTCTCCAACAGGGGACCCGGACCTACCGCCACCACCGTCCCCGTCTTCGACATGAAGTTCGGGTCCTCCAACGCATCCGAAGGCACAAAAATACCGCCCGGCGTCTGCTTCACCACCTCCGGCTCAATCACCACCCAATCACCAAACGGACAAATCTCCATCTCGCACCTCCAGTTTTTTCGTCGCACTACCCCCACCCTCAGCGAATTCTCCAAACACACCCCAGCGCCGCTAGCCGTCCCCAAGGGGCCCCGACCCCCAATGACGTAATTTCGGTGTCAAATTCCAAAAATATGACAGAAGTGGGAAGGAAGGTATCTTGTAAATCCTGACTCCGAACCGCGGGGGTGTCCGGGCAAAACTGGCTGCCGCTGAGGGGCCCCGACGCCCCTTGATGCCTGGCGATCGCCGCTGAGCCCACATTTGCCTGGATGCGTGCATTCCGTATCGAATGCTATTGTCCAAGTGTCCACCTCGCATAGCATTCGGTGTGTGTTCGTGAATTGCACGTGTCCACGTCGAAACGAGGTGAATTATGGACCGCGAAAAGTGGCTCAACGAGGCCGAGGTCAACACCATTTTGTGCGAATTGCGGCGGAAGTCGCGACGCACCAAAATAACTCGCCGCAATTTGATCCTCTTTGAGCTCGCGACCTGCTGTGGCTTGCGAGTCAGCGAGATTTGCAATTTACGCATGGCCGACGTACGGTTGGGGGCGAACCCGGCATTGCGTGTGCGGAGTGGCAAGGGCGGGAAGTCTCGCACGGTGCCTCTGGTGTGGGATGCTGGCACACTGGCGGACGTAACAGCGTGGTGTGCGATCCGCTTCGCCGAGGGGGCAACTGAGAGTGACTGGCTGTTATTGACCAGGCAGGGCCAGCAGCTCAATCGGAGAGGGGCTCGTGAAGTATATCGCCGAGCGTGTCGCAACTTGATTGGCCGACCGGTGACGATTCACGCAGGCCGGCACACATTTGTGAGTCGCGCGCTGCGATTTCGTTCGTTGGCGGCGGTACGCGATGCCGCTGGGCATTCGTCGGTTGCGACTACGAATCTGTACCTCCACGCTGAGGAGGACTGGACGCCGGGAAGTCTGTACGCCCCGCAAGTCCGTCAGAGTGTAAGCGCACCTTCGCCCTAGTCTCTTATGTGACACGAAGCCAGCGGGCCGGGACTTTGGCGGTTATTTCCGGGCAGCTTGGGTGCTGTCCGCCTGAGTTGGCTGCGATCTCTCGCGGTCTTTGCTCAGCGTGCGGTCGGCTGGGACGTGTGCTGACGTGCTCGCGTGCGTGGCGTGTTAGCGACCGGTCAGCGCTTATCGCTGCCGTCTATTGTGCAGATTTAACCGCGACCGGAAGGCGTCGTTTGAGATTGACGCAGATTGTGGATTTATTTGAAGGTTTGCGTCAGGGGCCTTATTTGTCACGCCGCAAGATGCGGCGCTCCTCCTGGCGGATTAACAACTTGATCCACGTCGAGAGCGGCAAGCCCTCGGCCTTCGCGAGAGCTTGCCACCGATCCCAGTCCGCCTGACCGACCTTGATCGATCGGGCAATTAGTTTGTTATCCTGCTTATCGCTCATGACGACATCATATTACCACGGTATTTACTGGGCAATTACCACACGGAAAATATTTTCGGAAATCTTGTCCCTAAGGTATTGACGCGGTATTTACCGATGGTATAGTAGGGGCAGAGGCGAGCAACTGAGACTCGCCGGCCCGCCGACTGGGAAAGAAAGTCGGAGTTGGCCCGCAAGGCCAGGAGAATAAAAGATGAAATCTTACGACGTAAATTCTGAAGCGTTCGACGCCGCACAAGCCGAGGGCTTGCAATATTTTTGGTATTCGCGGCACGTCGGCGGCACTGGTGACTTCGTGGGCACCTGCTGGGAAGACGGCGGATTGATCGTAGACGACAACGGCAACCCTACTTGCGACTGGAAAGCTAATTCGATTGCAA